TAACCGGGACTGGGGCTCAAGGTACAATAGGTTCAACGGGTATTCAAGGATTAACTGGCTCTACAGGCACAACTGGTTTGCAAGGTGTAACTGGAACTGGCATTCAAGGTACAACAGGATTAACCGGCGCTACTGGTGTTCAAGGACCTTCTGATGGTGCAGACGGTGCACAAGGTATTCAAGGTACAACTGGCCCAGCAGGAAGCGCAGGTATTCAAGGACCTTCTGATGGCGCAGACGGTGCACAAGGTACAACAGGTTCAACTGGTATTCAAGGATCAACTGGCTTAACTGGAGAAACTGGGCCAGCTGGCGGTGCAGGTGTTCAAGGATTAACTGGACTAACTGGGAACGATGGACCTGCCGGTATTCAAGGACCTTCTGATGGCGCAGATGGCGCTCAAGGTGTAATTGGTTTACAAGGTACAACTGGCGCTGGAGTTCAAGGTCTTACAGGTTCAGCTGGGTTGCAGGGTACAACAGGAGCTCAAGGCGATCCAGGAGTTCAAGGATTAACTGGTTTACAAGGAACCGAAGCTGCAAATTCTATTACTGAAAGCGATAATCTTAATTGGACTGGCGAACATCAATGGTCTACAGGAAATAACTGGATTAAAGTTGATTATGGCACAAGAGCATACATGACGTTTGATGCTGATGCTTATTTACAATTTGGTGCAAACACTGCAGGTGTTGACGCAAAAATGTTTACAACAGGTAACGGATTTGGTATATTAACTCAAAAAGGTACTTTCTATTTAAATAACACTGGCAGCGGTTCAGACGCAGGCGACGTCATTATAAGAGCTCGCAATTCTGGTGATGATGCTTTAGTTGATTATGTCAAAGCAGATCACGCTACAGGTGGAGTAGATTTACATCACGACGGTTCACTTAAACTAAGAACTACGTCCACTGGGGTTTATGTTGATGGTAAAATTACTAATGTTACAGATCCAACCGCAGCGCAACATGCAGCCACAAAGGCATATGTTGATGCAGAAATTGCAGGCCTTTCTGATAGCGCCCCAGCAACATTAGATACTTTAAATGAATTAGCAAACGCATTAGGCGATGACGAAAACTTTTCAACAACTGTGACAACCAGTATTGCAACTAAACTTCCACTTGCTGGCGGTACAATGTCAGGCGATATTGACGGTGCTGGAAATAAGGTACTTTTTGCTAATGTGTATTCAACAACTGGTGATTTGCCAAGCGCGTCAACATATCACGGTATGTTTGCACACGTTCATGGAACAGGTAAAGGTTATTTTGCACATAGCGGTAGCTGGGTTGAATTGGCCAATGCGGCAACTACATTAGCAGGTTATGGTATTACTGATGCATTTGACGGAGCATTTGCATCACTTACTAGTACTCCAACTACATTATCAGGTTATGGTATTACTGACGCATTTGACGGAACATATGGGTCTCTAACAGGTAATCCTACTAGTTTAGGGTTTTCACAAGGCGTTTCCATTAACGAATTTAGCAATGATAATTTACTTAGTGGCTCTAGTAATTCAGCAGTTCCAACTGAAGCAGCAGTAAAAGTATATGTAGATAATACCTTTATGCCGCAAAGCGGAGGATCCTTTTCAGCTGGAATTGATGTTGATGGTGATGTCATAATCGATAATAGTAATAGACTTAGGTTTGCAAATTCAGGCAATAAGGCACTGATTGGAATTCAATCAGGTTTAAGAATGTACATGGGATCAGAAGGTAGTAGTTCAGATCCAAGAATAAGATTTGATGGTGAAACGTCTCAAGCGGCGATTGAGCCTACACTTCCTGCCGGGTCGGTTGCCTCTGGCGCGTCTGGATACCTAAACTTAGGTTCCTCGACTGCTGGATTTAAAGACTTATATTTGGATGGCGGCGTATACCTTGGCGGCGAAGATGCCTCGGCCAATTTGTTGGATGACTATGAAGAAGGAACTTGGACACCTACTGTAAGTGAAGGAACAATTACTGCAGAACACGCTTGGTATATAAAAGTAGGAAAACTCGTTACAGTATCTGCAAAACTTGATGCTCCTACTGATAACAGTGACGGTGGCGCATTTTACGTCAACGGATTACCATTTACTAGTAAAAACACAAGCCACACATCAATGGGTAGTATGATGGGTGATTATATTTCTGGCGGTCCGTATTTTCCTTATATTTCTGATAACTCAACAGACATGAGATTTTTCGCCCAAACATCTGGAGGTTTTTCAAATTTACGCTATGTTGATACAAGCAGCACAACCAGCATTTACTTTACAATAACTTATCACACTCAATAACCCCACACCATAAGGGTCGGACAGTCCAACCATCATAGGAGATAAACGATGGCACTAACAGAAGAAACAGTACAAGATAAAATCGAAATCATAGGCGACTTCAAGCACGTTCAGGTACGCACTGCTACAGTAATTAAACGTGACGGAGTAGAGATTAGCCGTGGGTATTCACGCCATGTCGTTGCACCTGATGCAGACATCACGGGTGAAAGCACAGAGGTTCAAGCTGTTTGTAATGCAGTTCATACACAAGCAATTAAGGATGCGTGGGCAGCTCATTTAGCAGCTGCTGAATAATAACGTGTCAGCAAACTAATATATAATATAAAGTAGGATGAAACATGAGTGATGAACATATTTCTAAAGCATTAGGTTTAACACCGCTTTCAGAATTGAATGATGAAATAAAAGGTGTACAAGAAGTACAGTCAACAGAGGTGCAAAATATAGAAAAGTTTGAAGTATTACCTACTGAAGGTAATGACGAAAACCTTAATGATATGGAACTTGCACGCCAGAATGTTAAAAACATTATTGAACTTGGAGACGATGCAGTTAAAGAAATGGTTGAAATAGCCAAGCAATCAGAGTCTCCTCGAGCCTTTGAAGTTGTGTCGACTTTAATGAAAACATTACTTGATGCAAACAAAGACTATGTTGATATTTCTACTAAAAAGAAATTTGCGCAGGATGATAAACCTGAAAAGGAAACAAATGTCACGAATAATAACTTGATAGTCTCAACTGCAGATTTACTTAAAATGATTAAAGGTGATGATAATGTTTGAGATGATGAAAGGTTATCTCGGCAATAATAATCTTAAAAGAGTTGGTGAACAATTAGAATGGACTCCTGATATGCTAAAGGAGTACATGAAATGTGCTGAAGATCCAATATATTTTGCTAAGGAATATATAAAAATTGTCCATGTTGACAGAGGATTAGTTCCTTTTCAAATGTATCCCTATCAAGAAAACATCACAAAAAAGATTACAGAAAATAGACGCTTAGCTGTTTTGACGGCGCGTCAGTCTGGTAAAACAACCACCGCAATGGCAATCATTTTACATTATGTATTGTTTAACGAGTTTAAAACAGTTGCTATTCTAGCTAACAAAGGAGATGCTGCAAGAGAAGTTATGTCACGAGTCAAGTTGGCTTTTGAAGCTTTACCTAAGTGGTTGCAGCAAGGAGTTGAAGAATGGAACAAAGGAAACATCGCACTTGAAAACGGTTGTCAGGTTTTGGCAGGAACAACATCGTCATCAGCAATTCGTGGTAAGTCAGTTAATTTTCTATATCTCGATGAGGTTGCATTCATCGAAGGATACGACGATTTTTTCGCATCTGTTTATCCTACTATCTCGTCTGGCGAGTCAACAAAACTTCTTATGACGTCGACTCCTAATGGCCTAAATCATTTTTGGAAAACTTGTAAAGGTGCAAGAGAAAAGACTAACGGTTATGAATACGAAGAAGTTATGTGGCAAGATGTTCCTGGCCGAGACGAAAAGTGGAAAGAAGAAACACTCGCAGCACTAGATTACGATGAACAAAAATTTAGGCAAGAATACTGTTGCGAATTCTTAGGCTCCTCAGGAACATTGATTGATGGATCCAAGCTAAAACAATTAGCGTACGATAGACCTATACACGAACAAGAAAACACATTTCAATATTTTAAACCTGAAAAAGACCACAGTTATGTTATGACTTGTGATGTATCTCGAGGAAAAGGTTTAGACTATTCAACCTTTAACATTATAGACATTAGCAAAATGCCATATCAACAAGTATGCACATTTCGCGACAACTATATTAGCCCAATTGATTTCGCTTCATTTATATATAGAATAGGTAATCTATATAACGAAGCTGCTGTTCTTATAGAAATTAATGATATAGGCGAACAAGTTTCAGATGTTTTATTAATGGATTATGGATACGAAAACTTACTTTATTCCGAAAGCGCAGGCGCAAAAGGCAAACGAATTTCGTCTGGATTTGGAGGAAGAAAACTTGATAATGGAATACGAACTACCAAGACTGTAAAAGCTCAAGGTTGTTCTATGTTGAAAATGCTCATTGAGCAAGATCAACTTATACTAAGAGATTATAATACTTTGCAGGAATTATCACGTTTTTCCAAAAAGGGTCCATCTTATGAAGCTGAGCCCGGAGCACATGATGATTTAGTAATGAATTTGGTTTTATTTGCTTGGTTATCTGACCAAGATTATTTTAAAGAATTAACTGATATTAATACTCTTCAAGCATTGCGTGAAAAGACTGATGCGCAAATTGATGAAGAATTACTCCCCTTCGGATTTATAGATGACGGCGGGGAATTGTGGGAAGACGAAAACATCAGGTTCTAAACTATATTTCTGTAAATCAAATAATTTATAAATAGAAACAGTGATATGAACTAAACGCGTTTAAATACATAAAGGAGAAAAATATGGCTTTTTCTGTAAGTCCTTCCGTCATTGTTCGTGAAGTGGATGCATCACAAGCCGTGCCAGCCGTTGCGACATCGCCAGCTGCCATTGTTGGTGTATTTCAATGGGGACCAGTTGACGAACCTATTCTAGTTTCATCCGAAGATGAGCTAGTGGATCGTTTTGGCAAGCCTTCAGCGGATACATACGAAACATTTTTTACTGCAGCAGACTATCTTGCATATGCAAATGCATTGTGGGTGGTTCGCGCAGACAATAATTCAAACACAGCTATTGCAGCAAGCGGCGCCTTTTCGGCGAAGCATCCTGGTGCTTTAGGAGATAACATTGACGTACATTGGGTTACTTCAACAGGATACGAAAACGCAGTAATTGCTGCCGGTGATATCCCAGCGAACAAAATTTCCAATGCTGCAGTCCCGCAGACAATTCCATTCAATTCCTCTGCTGTAACTTTTGAAGTTGCTCCTGCAGACAGAATTACTGCAATTGGAGCAGGAGATGTACTTGTAATTGGTAACGATAGCTCAGGCTACGTAAACGTTACAGTTGCAACTATTGCAGAAACAGAACTTAACGATGGCGCATCGCCAACACCGAATGTAACAGGATACGAATACGCAGTTACATTTGTAGGCAATTATACACTTGCCGAAGAAGATATGACCGTCCTTACCATTACGAAAAAATGGGGACAAAACAATTTCTTTGCTTCTGCACCAAGTGCTGGATCAATCCACGTTGCGGTTGTTGACCGTGGCGGAAATATTTCAGGAACAGCAGGACAAGTACTTGAGTTGTTTGAAGATGTTTCAACCACAGCAGGAGCTCAACTACAAGATGGTTCGCAAAACTACTGGGTAGATGTTATTACTAACCAGTCAAGCTGGGTCAAAGTTGCCAACTCGGCAGTTGTAGGAACAGCCGCAACCGCAGTAACTTCATACGAAGTAATGGCAGGCGGTGGTGATGCTCAAACTGAAAGCAATGCAACTTTAGCTGCAATTGGTAAAGGTTGGGATCTATTCAAAAGCGGAAACGAAATTGACATCTCGTTCTGTCTACAAGGTAAAGGCGATGATAGCGCAAACCGTGCAAATTATATCATTTCTAATATCGTTGATAGCAGAAAAGATTGTGTTGCATTTGTTTCTCCGTCAGCAAGTGATGTTGTCAGCGAAGTTAAATCGAATACACAACTTAAAAACGTAATTGCATATCGTAATGCTCTTCAAAGCTCATCTTATTGGTTTATGGATAGCGGATATAAATATCGTTACGACAAATACAACGACACTTATCGTTACACACCTTTAAACGGTGACATGGCAGGTTTGGCCGCAAGAGTTGAGCCGTGGGAATCTCCAGCAGGTTACAGAAAAGGTGTTATTAAGAACGTAGTGAAATTGGCGTTTAATCCAAACAAATCGCAAAGAGATCAACTATATACTTCAGACGTTAACCCAGTTATGTCTCAAGTAGGTCAAGGTATTGTACTATTTGGAGACAAAACAGGTTACGGACTACCAAGCGCGTTTGATCGTCTCAATGTTCGAAGATTGTTTATTGCTATTGAGAAATCAATTGCGACTGCGGCTGAGTCATTCTTGTTCGAGCTGAACGATGAATTTACTCAAACACAGTTTAAGAACATCGTTGACCCGTTCCTACGCGATATTCAAGGAAGACGTGGCATTACTGATTTTAGAGTCGTTTCAGATGCGACTGTGAATACTCCTGAAATCGTAGATCAAAACAAATTCCGAGCTAACATTTTTGTTAAACCAGCCCGTTCAATTAACGTTATAGAACTTACGTTCGTAGCAACAAGAACAGGAATTGAGTTTGATGAAATCGTTGGTCAGCTCGTATAATAAATAGATTTAAATAAAGGAGAATAGAAATGGCATTTAACATCAACCAGTTCAAATCAGAACTCGTCGGTGGCGGTGCACGTCCTACGCTATTCCAAGTTCAAATTACTAACCCGATTGACACAGGAGCAGATTTTAAAGTACCATTTATGGTTCGTTCTGCAGGAATTCCTGAGTCAGTCGTTGGTCAGTACGTCGTACCTTACTTCGGACGTGAAGTAAAGTATGCGGGTGATAGAACGTTTGCGGACTGGGCAGTCACTGTTATCAACGATGAAGACTTTGCTATTCGCAACGCGATGGAAGCATGGTCAAACTTCATTAATTCCCACGACTCCAACTCAAGAGGATTACCACAGCAGTACAAATCTACTGCCTCGGTTACTCAATATAGTAAAGATGGATCACCACTTCGTACATATATTTTCGAAGGATTGTTCCCAACTACTATTGACGGTATTGCCTTAGATTGGTCTCAGCAGGACACTATTGAAGAATTCGGCGTCACGTTCCAATATGATTTATGGAGAGTTGAAGGAATTACCGGCGTACCGACAACCTAATTTTTATTATGAGGATATGAAGTTTTGAAGATATTCGGTTACGAAATCAAAAGAGAAGAGGATGAGACTCCAGTAGTCTCATTCGCTGAACCGTCTAATGAAGACGGCGCAATCACTGTAGGAAACGCCCAAGGCGGATTCTACGGGACTCTTCTCGATATGGAAGGCACAGCAAAGACTGAGTCTGAATTAGTTACAAAATACCGTGGCATGGCTCTACAGCCTGAAATTGTATCAGCTGTAGACGAAGTTATTAACGAAGCAATTTCTATAGGAACTGACGATAAAGTTGTTGAGCTAGTGCTCGATGATACTAATCTTCCTGACAAAGTCAAAAAGAGATTGAGCGAAGAGTTTGATAACGTATTATCGTTATTAGATTTTTCAAATGCAGCTTACGATATTTTTCAAAAGTTTTACGTTGATGGCAGATTAAATTATCATGTCATTATTGACAACGAAAACATAAAAGACGGTATCAGAGAACTACGATATGTAGATCCGCGTAAGTTAAAACTTATACGTGAAGTTGATAAAAGACAAAAAGATCCGCATTCTGGCATCCCAGTTAAAAAACTAAAAAGTGAATATTATATGTATTCAGAAAATGGTTTTACTGGTGACAATGCAGGTGGCAACCAAAGTACTGGTACACAGGGATATAGAATTTCCAAAGACTCTGTTGCCCGTGTTACTTCAGGATTAATGAACGAAAACAATTCTTTGGTTCTTTCATATTTGCACCCCGCTATTAAACCTTTAAATCAATTAAGGATGCTTGAAGATGCAACAGTTATTTATACTCTTACAAGAGCTCCTGAAAGACGAATTTTTTATATTGACGTTGGGAACTTACCTAAGTCGAAAGCTGAACAATATATAAGAGATATGATGGTTCGCCATAAAAACAAGTTACAGTATAATTCATCAACCGGCGATATTACTGATAGCCGTAAAATGATGACTATGACTGAAGACTTTTGGTTTCCACGCCGAGGTGGTGAAAGATCCACTGAAGTTGATACATTAGTTGGTGGTTCTTCACAAGCGCTATCGTCTGATGAAAATATGCAATACTTTCAGCGTAAATTGTTTAAAGCGTTAAAGGTTCCGCTAACAAGGCTTGAGCCTGAAACAATGGCAACCTTTGGTCGTACTTCTGAAATTACTCGTGACGAGCTAAAGTTTAGTAAATTTATTCGCCGTGTAAGATCTAGATTTTCTTCAATCTTTACAACAATTTTAGAGAAGCAAGTTGTTCTTAAAGGTATTATGACACCTGAAGAATTTAAAGAAATTAGAAATGCAATTCGTTATGACTTTATGCAAGATAACTATTTTAACGAATTAAAAGAAGCAGAAATACTCCGTGAAAGAATGGCAACACTGCGTGACGTCGAAGATCACGTCGGAGTATATTATTCAAGAGAATGGGTTATTCGTAATATCCTTCAGTTGAGTGAAGACGACTCCGAGGAAATGAAAACGCAAATGGAAGCTGAAAAAGAAGAATTTGGCGATCCGAATGACCAAGAACAGCAGAATTAAATAAATAAACAAAATGAGATTAAACCAGGAGATCTACAATGAAGTCCTTTAAAAATCATATGGCTGAAGTAGCAGAACCAAAATCCTCAGAGGAAAAGAAGTTCAAAGATCTGCACAATGCTGAGGTTAAACCTCATCCAGTAGCAGAGCCAACTCAGCATAAAGCTGAGAAGCCAAAGGCAAAACGTAAAGCTGACCAAGAAGGCGACGCTAATTACGACAAAGCATATACTACAGAAAATTCAGAGCAAATTGATGAGATTTCTCGTAGTATGACACCAATGAGAAATAAATTTGGTGGATCTGTTATTCCTAAAAAGTTTGATGCATATAAGAAATTTGTCAAAAAGAATAACGTAGATGAGCCTACAGTTCGTATGATAATGGATAATCCAGATGCCGGCGAATCAAAGCGCATGATGAAAAATAAAAATATTGCTCAAGCCGTAGGTTTATATAAAGATGCTCACAGGAAAGAATCCGTTAACGAGGTTACTCAGTCAGCAATAAAAAAGCCTATGAACATTACAGGACCGGACGGTAAAGTTCGTACTGTATTGAAAAGAGCAAAAGACGTTAAAGTTGATGACCACGGTCAAGAAAAGATGGCTGAAAACAAAAAAGCCGATCTAATGAAAAAATTAGCCAAGACTGCCGCAACAACGAAAAAAGGTAAAGAAGCCGTATCGTTGAAAAAAGCTCCTTGGGAAAAGAAAGAACATATTGACGAAGCAGTTAAAGTAGGCAATATGAAATTAAAAGATGGATCTTCAATGAAGGTTACAAAAGAAGATGCAAAACTTTTGAACCAAATGTTTAAAGGATTGAATAGTCAAAACCGTAAACAAATGGAAAAAGTTATGATGACAGATAAAAGCGGATTTAACGAAATCGTTGGATTTGCGAGGGAAGCCATGTAATGGCTTTTGTGACGGTCCTAGGCTCAAATAGTATTTGGGAGTATGATAATGCTGCCACGGCTGCGGACTCCGACACATATAATGATGCTAACGGGACCGTCACAGCAGGCGTTCGTGCCTACACTCCTCCAGGTGGTAATGCGCAATATACGTATATCAAATGTAGGAAAGCAGGCGAAACAATTATACGAGGCGAATTGAATAAAAACTTTTATGACAATAAAAATGCTAATGGTATACCTTAGTATAAAGTTATAAATAAACATAATTCAAAAGGAATAATAAAATGAAACTGATTACTGAAGTAGTAGAAGAGGTTAGTTTAACCACAGAAATCAATGAAGAGACTGGTAAAAAGTCACACTTCATTGAAGGCATTTTTATGCAAGGCGACCTTAAAAATCGTAATGGTAGAATATATCCTTCTGCAGTTCTTGAAAAAGAAATGGTTCGTTATCAGAAAGATTTTATTGATACGAAACGTGCTCTAGGCGAATTAGGACATCCTGAAGGACCAACCATTAACGGAGATAGAGTATCACACCTTATCACCGAAATGAAAAGAGACGGATCAAACTTTATTGGTAAAGCTAAAATTCTTAGTACGCCAATGGGTGAGATTGTTAAAACATTTATGGACGAAGGCGTGCTTTTTGGAGTTTCGACACGCGGCCTTGGTTCTGTTAAACCAACTAAAGAAGGCATCATGGAAGTACAAAACGATTTCCATTTGTCGACTGTTGATATTGTAACAGATCCTTCTGGTCCTAATTGTTTTGTAAACGGCGTAATGGAAAACGTCGAATACTACTATGATATTGCTTCTAATTCTTGGTTGCCAGCAGCAGCTCAAGCCGAGGTTGAAGAAGTAATTGAAGAAATCCAAAAAGAAGTAAAGGTAGCTTATAAACGTACTGTTCGTCAAATTGATGAAAATTTGGCAGGTAGAATGTTTGAAAAGTTCCTATCATCGCTGAGAAAATAAAATTAATATAAATATGATTACCAAGAAGAACGAATCCATAATAGAGGAGTAGTACATATGTCAGAACATGACCTAGACGAAAAGTTCACTGTTGACGACGGCGGTTCGACTGTTCCTGCATCTTCAGTAGAAGATCCAGCAGCACCAGCCGGCGGCGCAACTAAAAAGAAAAAAGCAGATGTCAAAAAGGCGGCTGATCCAAAAGCTGGCAAACTTGACACACCAACACCAGGAATGAACGAAGAAGAAGCGGCCGATGCTGATGCTGTTGAAATCGTTGAAGAAGAAGTAATTTCTATCGACGAATCAATTGCAAAAATGTTTGAAGGCATGGACCTTTCTGAAGAGTTCACAAATAAAGTTACTCTAGTTTTTGAAGCAGCTGTTAATGAATCGGCCACGAAAAAAGCTGAAGCTATGACAGAAGAATATGCAGCTAAAGTTGACGCAGAAATGCAAGAATCAGTCGACTCAACTGTAAGCACTATTATTGAGAATCTTGATTCATATCTCGACTACGTTGTAGAAGAGTGGATGAAAGAAAACGAACTTGCCATCGAATCCGGTATCAAGGTTGATATGGCAGAATCGTTAATGGACGGCCTTAAGGATCTTTTCACTGAGCACAACATTACAGTAGACGACGAAGTTGTTGATGTGGTTGCAGGACTTGAAGAGAAAGTTGAAGTAATGACCGACGACGCAAACAAACGCATCGATGAAAATCTCGCGCTTGCAAAAGAAATCTCGGGCCTTAAGGCAGAGAAAGTTTTTAACGAAATGACTGAAGGACTTACGCTGACTCAAGCCGAGCGTCTGAAAGTACTTTCCGAAAAGCTTGACTTCGAAAACGTTGATGAGTATACAGCTAATCTAAATACTCTTAAAGAATCATTCTTTGCAGATACCAAACCGGTTGTTGCAGAGGAAGCTCAAGACGACGAAGAAGAAATCTTGACTGAGGAAACAGTTGTTGCTAAACCAGCTTCTGAAGATCCGTCAATCAATGCTCTTCTCGCAGCTTTTGCGAAGAAATAATTTGAAAACCTTAACTTTATAAATAATCCTAGACGAACAAACAATAAACAAGGAGATAGAAAGATATGACTCAGTCAAACTATCAAGCGCTTGTAGAAAAGTGGGGCCCAGTTCTGGAGCACGACTCTTTTACAAACATTAAAGATCAGCACCGTAAATCGGTCACTGCAACTGTTCTAGAGAATACTCAAAAAGCTCTAGTATCTGAAGGTGATCTTAGTGCAAACATGACATCGCTTTTGTCTGAAGCAACTCATGTAAACGACGCAGGCACAGGTGGCTTCGGCGCAGACTCAACTGCAACCGGTCCAACTGCAGGTTACGACCCAATCCTAATTTCATTGGTACGTCGTGCAATGCCAAACTTGATCGCATATGACATCGCTGGTGTTCAGCCGATGACTGGCCCAACAGGCTTGATCTTCGCAATGCGTTCAACACATACTACGCAAGCTGCGGCTAACGAAGTATTCTATAACGAAGCCGATACAGACTTCTCTGGTACAGGTACTCATGCACAAGCATTGGGTTCTGCTAACTCAACAGTTACTACAACTGGTACAGGCATGGCAACAGCCGATGCTGAATCAGATGCTAACTTTGCTGAGATGGCATTCTCAATCGAGAAAGTTTCCGTAACAGCGAAATCTCGTCAGCTGAAAGCCGAATACACTGCTGAGCTTGCTCAGGATCTTAAAGCCGTACACGGTTTGGATGCTGAAACAGAATTGGCAAACATTCTGCAATCAGAAATCTTGGTTGAAATCAACCGCGAATTGGTTCGTACCATTTACACAAACGCGGTACTCGGCGCAGCCGGTACAGCAACACCAGGTACTTTTGATCTGGACGTTGATGCAAATGGTCGTTGGTCAGTTGAGAAATTCAAAGGCCTGATGTTCCAAATCGAACAAGAAGCAAACGCAATTGCAAAAGGTACACGTCGTGGTAAAGGTAACATGGTTATCTGTTCCTCCGATGTTGCATCCGCATTGCAAATGGCAGGTGTTCTTGATTATACTCCAGCGTTGAACAGCAACGCCCTCGACGTAGACGATACAGGCAATACATTCGCCGGTGTTCTGAACGGTCGTTACAGAGTATACATCGATCCATATGCCGGAGCTAACTACATGGTTGTAGGTTATAAAGGTTCTTCATCTTTTGATGCTGGTATCTTCTATTGCCCATACGTACCATTGCAGATGGTTCGCGCAGTTGGTGAAAACAGCTTCCAGCCAAAAATCGGATTTAAGACTCGCTACGGCATGGTCTCTAACCCGTTCTCAGCTGGTGCTTCACAAGGAAACGGCGCATTGACTGTAGACTCTAACGTTTACTACCGTCGTGTGACTGTATCTAACTTGTTCTAATAACAAGATATCGGTTAACGATACAAACTAGGGGAGCTTAATTGCTCCCCTTTTTTTGTTTAAATATGTAATGTTAATTGAGACAGAATTTACATTCCTAAGGCGTCCATATACATTTCAGTCATCGCGTTTTCATTATCAATATCATCACGATTACGTTTACGAATTGAAACAATTTTACGCATTACCTTTGCGTCATATCCTCCGCCTTTTGCTTCGGCATAAACTTCCTTAATAGAGTCCATGATATCTTTTTTCTCTTGTTCCAAACGCTCAATGCGTTCAATGAATGCACGTAGTTCGTCTGCGGTTACTGTTGCTGTATCTTGTGCCATTAAATAATCTCCTGCTGTTGTAAATTTCAAATCTCCCATGCCGTTAACGGCTTCATAGCTTGGGTAGCCTTTTTCATAAACTGGTGCTTCCATTATAGTTTACCTTCTTCACGCATTTGTTTGCGAATTTTAGTTGCGCTGATATCATGGATATCTTTACCTAGATCGTGTTCTGTAAAGGTATAACCTACTCCGCGCCCATAACTAATATCAACAATATTAGGTACTTCTAGAATTAGATATTCATATCCATTTTGAAAACCATGTTCAGCCAATCCTTTTTCAATATTTGCGATTACATCAATAATACCAAAAGGATTATCGTCTTGTGCCACAGTACGACCAGCACCTGCATCGCCGTCAAAGTTATATACATCACGGATCATAATAACAACCTGACCTGTAACTGCATGTGCACGTTTAAATAACTCAGTATGACCATCGTGCCAAGGTTGCCATCGGCCTAGCATTTGTACTGTCGGTTTCTTATAGTCAAACATTTTCGTAAATCCTTATATGTCTTTCAACTGCATCGGCTAAAGTTTCATCTGTATTATCAAACCATTCAGTTACATGGTAATTAACTTTTGAAGGTTTTTGGAACATTTTATTAGTATCGCCAAAACGACCTTCTTGGATAGTATCCATCCATACAGTGTAATCAGCATTAAAAATTTCTCGTGTTTCCTCAAGCGGACAAACGAAATCGCAGATAACCATTCGTCTCATTTCTTTTTCGTAATCAGCAATACCTTTCATACGATAAGCTTGACGTAAACGAGCAGCTTCACTGAATTCCCAGTCGTTTGCCATTTCACGGATTTTATCAGCATTAAACCAAGCGCAATTTAAGCGTTGTTGTAGCCGTTCAGCGAGCCAAGTTTTACCTGATCCTGGCAGACCAAAGATTAGTATTTTCATTCATCTCCTCCTTCAGACATGTCAATATTTGCCACAGTAATAATTAACGAAAGTAGAACAACAATTGCATAAAAAGACATTAACCCTGCAGCAAACATATAGCCTGATTGGTAGATATACGCAAGAGTAATTATAGATGAGCTTTGAACCAGGAACTTTTCTTTCCACGTTGAATCTTCATCATATTCCAACTCAATGTTCCAATGCGGACTTAGTACTAGCACGGAAACTTTTGTATAATTATACATGTTATAAAGAATTAGCAATACTCCTGGAATTAAAAAGTATTCGTTACCACCTGTGTAATGATAACTAGCTCCACCTACGATATGAGTTAAAACAATTCCGTAAATAGTAAGCATTTAATACATACCTCCTGGAATAAAATTCATGTCAACCCATATGCAAATTAAACCTAGAAATAGTCCATAAAGGACTACTTCAATTGGTTTTAGGTTTTTTAATTTACGACGCATTAGCCATCTCCAATGCAAGATCCAACGCGTCAACTTTGCGCTTTGCATTTGTTCCAAACCAAGCGGATGCCATACGAGTATCTGCAGAACGACCTAATTCGTGGTCAGCCATATAGGTAACTGCGTTGTATGCGTTCCACCAAGTTCCAGGACGGAAGTTATCTCCTGGTTGGTTTTCAACAACTTCAACAGCGCGTTCAGCTGTGCGTGACAAAACACGATCTTCACGAGTTGACTCTCCAAAGATCTTTGCCATAAAGCGGTTAAGTACTTCTTTGTCATAGTTTTTAGAACCAAGAAACTCCGCAGCTTCTTTGAACTTTTCAACTTTATTGTGCGACAAGCCAAGGATTTCTTTAACGCTTTCAGGGTCAAATACTGAGCGGTGATTTACACGTACAGATGGTTGGTTCTTTTCGTTAAGAGCTACAGCCAATGTGTTATTGCATACAACACGTTCCATTACGAACTTGATGTCAATGCTTTTGCCATAAACGTGTGGGTTAGAAAACAAAAGGTAACCTTTAACAGCATCACCACCAAAAAGCTCAAAGCCATCGCGGACATCCGCCAAAGCCCAAACCAAACGGCCATCTTTCAACGAACCGGCTGTATCCATAGCCATATCGCCATTTGAAACGAAGTCGTTGAAAAACTCAAATGCTTCAGAGTTTTGTACTGGGTTCCAACCAGTGCCAACTTGCGTAAGGATTTTTCCGTCTGATGAACGAACCAATGCTTGTTGGCCAGTTTCTTTTTGTTCACCGTTATAATTGATGAATGTGTTGACTTTTTCAACTGACCAATCAAGGCCTGCTGCTTCCATCATTTGCTGCGGTGACATGTCGTCGCCAACAGGAACTCCTAGACCATGCCAAGGGAGGCCTTTGCTTTCACGGTATGCCATTTGAGCTTCGCCGTTAATCATTTCCAATTCATGTGCCATTTGTTATTTCCTTTTCATTTTGTATATAACTAGTATATACTGATTCCATCATAATGTCAATAGTTAAACTGCAACTTTTAATTCATTTTGAAAATCAATCCAAGATTGACTCATTTCAAACCCAAGGTTTTTTTCAACGAATTCATTGCCGCAGTCAAACCAAAAAGCTTCAACCAAGTCTTCACGAGGAGATGTATCCATACGATTAATATGTTCAGCTAAACCTTCGCAATCTGACTGACGAAACAAAACGATTGCTTTGTGAAAATCGTCAGCGTCTTCGTTATACATATCAGCCATGTCGTTTTCAATTGCTTCTTCATCTTGTGCATAACCACGAAATTTCGCAACTAACGCAGCTACGTTTGCAAGTGGTGTTTCTTTCCAAAAAAGTTGAGTTTGACTTGTCATGACTGATTCCTTTTCATTTGTTATATTAATAATATAACTGATTCTAAACGAAATGTCAACAATAAAATGAAATTAAATTGAAAAAAATTAGTGGATAGTTTCGTTGTCCATCGGCAACGCGTCAACCATGTCATGTGTGTATTGAGTGTATCCTGACTTAATTAAATCTATAACATCAACATATTGACCACTTGATTCTACTTCCACAATTTTACAAAGAGGATAGTCCTCTATTAAGAATGCTTGCATATATTTAAACGCATCTTTTTTAGTATCAAAAGAATATGCTCTGCTGATACCAAACATATCGTTTTTTGAAAATATTCTCATAATGTTTATAGGACCGCCAGCTCCTTGAAGTGGCATTCGATGAGTGCCGAGAAACACACCCATCTCTTGGTCAATTATTATGTATCTCAAGCTGGATATCCTTGAAAACCTTGCCACCAATCAGGAGCAGAACGCCCTTTATTCCATACAGCAAAGTCTTTAGTCATATGATAATATTTACGATATGCTGCAACTGGATTGCCTTCAACCTTGCATAACGGAAAGTTATTCATTGCTTGTGGAAATTCGGTTAGACCTATGTCTGGTATATTTTCCGGCGGATTAGCAAGAACTTCAGTCAACTTGTTTGCAGTCATATGAAGCTTTTTGTAGCGTACCAGAAACTCATCTATAAGCCCGAGAAAGTGCTCATAATGCCATAGATAATTGGCCTTTGATTTCATAGACCATACTGTGCATGGATGTCCGTGATGTACTGCTTTGTAAAGCGTTTCTTCAAGATTATTATTAGGATGGACAAAGTACTTAACCATGACCTTACCTGACTTTGAAGGACGCTTTTCCATATATCCGTCAAGCATACGATGTGCAGTGGACAGCATTTGTCCAGACTCAATAATCATTTTACTACAGTGTTTGTCGCAGACCATCTGAGCCGCTTCTCGCGGCTCTTCTGATAATACAAATATATTCATACAGCAAATCCTTTCGATTCTAAGATTTTAAGAGGTGAACTTTCAATTCCTTCAACCTTACGAGCTGCAGCATATTCTTCAACGGTGAAGTTGTTGATAAGGAACTTTTTGAAAGCTCCCATTTTGATAGGACTTCCACGGTACTTGAACCGAGCAATGAAAAGGTCAATGCCACGACCAACATTTGAAGGGTGAACTCTTTCACTGTCTTCATATACTGGTTGGCCTTCATACGAACCTGTGTACATAAGATATCCACCGTGGTAGCTGAAGTCTGTTTTGTTGAACTTTGTCATTTTGATTCCTTTTGTTTTACCTTATAGAATCAATATAAACCATTTCATAATGAATGTCAATGGCGTTCTTTCATTTCTTTGTACTTTTTTCGTACTGCAATAAAATGTTCTAAATAATCGTAAGTGTTAACTTTAAAGACTTGTGGTTCTGAACCGTCTACGGTTATCAAGATCACGCCTTGTTTAATTGGTATGGAGGTTCTTTCATAAAATGCAGCGGCGTAAAAAGATGCTTGAATAAAGTAATTAGTAATCCATTCCTCTTTCTTTGGTTTCCTTGATGTTTTAAAATCAACAATAGAAAGTTGACCGTCAAACTCAGCGATGCAGTCAACCTGTCCTGCGCATTTTAGTCTATCAGAGTATAAGAACTCTTCTTGAAACCAAACATTGTTTAAACGTTGGTCAAGTATAGATTTTAAATCATTAAAGGATTGGAGATTTGAAGGCATTGCACCTTTGTTCCAATCCTCTTTATTATCTAAATAATCTTCTGCAAGTTTGT